TCATATTCGATTTTACCAATACCTTCGATGAAATTATGTTCACCACAAGCAATTTGTCGAGCAATAAACTGAAAGAGTTCTTCATATGTCTCTACTTTAAAAATACATTCACTGAATTCTTTCATCAAAGTAGAGTAAGGAATACTAGGATTAATCTTAATTGCAACTTCAGTTTCAGTTCGTACAAGTGCATTAATTTGTTGTGTCTTACTCATTAGATAACCTCCGCTTTACGCAATTCACCGTTTTCAAATGTCAATCTTAAATTTGCTTTAAAAAGATCATTGATTTCAACACTAGTACCATCTTCAAAAACACTAACTTCAGTTATTGAAATTTCGGGTTTAATACGGTAGATTGCACCATCATTGAAATACACAATATTACAATTTCCGTATGTTTGTCGATCACGCCATAAACCATCAACATCTTTGAATTGAATAACTTGACCATCAATCCAAGCCTTAATTATTTCTTTCTGATCTTCTTTCATGTTAATTCCTTTCATTTAATTTAAAATTGAGTGCAATCCTAGGATTCTACCACAACACCTGCACGTTGCAATAAATCAGTTCCATCTTGAATACGATATGTATCTTTGTACACCAAGCGTTTTACACCAGCTTGAATCATCATAGCAGCGCAAGGTACACAAGGTGATAGTGTAACATACATTGTAGCACCAATACAGCTTACGCCTTCACGAGCAGCTTTTAAGATGCAGTTCAACTCAGCATGGATTACTTCTGGCTTTGTTACATAAACAGGTCCACTGTCATGAACCGTTTGAAATACTTCACAAGCGTTAGAAAGCCCCGTAGGAGTACCGTTGTAACCAGTGAGGGTAACCCCTTGGCTAGTGACTAAAACGGCTCCTACCTGTGCTCTTTTTGCTTTGGATAACCTTGCGTGAAGCATTGCAGTACCCATGTAGGTTTCATCTAGTTGTTTTTGATCAGCCATTATTTACCATGCCTTTCTGTATATCCACCAATTTTCTTTACCGATATATCTCTATATTCTTTAGCAAGTTCGAAAGCATTTGAGTACTTATTACAAGAAAAAGATTTTTGCTTTATTATACCTTCTTCATGCCACGATGCTCTCCAAGAATTAGATTTTTCATGAAAATAAACACCAGTAAAACCTGATATGTTATTATCATTCTTTTTACGATTTCTACCATTTAAAGAAACATCGACTTCTCGTAGATTATTGATTTTATTATTCAGAGGATTACCGTCAATATGGTCAATAAACAGTCGTTCATTTAGAGCATAAAACATAGAATACACCACTCTTGATACAACATAATATTTTCCCAAATACATAACTCTGTATCTTAAATCGTTACTGCTACCAGTATTCATAGTACCAGCAACGTCATGTATGTTTATGTTAAAAGATGGTTTTATTAGCCATCTTATACAACTTGGACTTGTTTCATCATAATAAAATATTTCATTAAATTTCATATTCTTTTATACCTTCTGGATGTGTATAACGAACAATCTTAACACCGAATCCCTTGAGCATAGCTTTGCAAGTAGGACATGGTGCAGCTACTGCCATTGTACCATCGTTATGAAAACGCTGCACAAAGATACTATGAATATTTTTGCGACCAGAAGCTAGTACAGCAGATAGTTCAGCGTGAAGCTTATCTTTCTGTTCAGACTCTCCAGCTTTAACTGCAAAGTGCTTCATTAGAGGATGACTTCTGCTGTAATCATTTACACCTGTACCTAGCACTCTACCTTTGCGGTCAAAGCACGTTGCAATAATTTCATAGCGTTTGCGTGTCAAGTTAGCGTCCCATCTGCTTTTTCAGCTTGTGTTGGATACGTGCAAGAGCTTTGTGTGCTTTCTTCATCTTGCGCTGCTGAGTACGATAGTTATTCATCATGTCAAAGTATGTTTCAGTATCTTTATCATCAGGGTTGCTTTTGTTCCACAGTTGTTGGATACGATGCTGAGTGTTTTTCAACTGCCATTCATCATCAGTAAGCACTAAAGCTAGACCATCTGTTAGCATCTGCAGTTCGGCTTGTGTTAGATCATTGGGTTTTCCATTTCGAGTAAAACTATCGTTCTTCAGCAATTTAGCTTCTTGCACGGGTTTACCTTGCATTGCTCGTTCAGCTTTCTCCCATACAATTTCGGCTAAGGTTAGCTCACCATCTTCTAGACCAAGGTTGTTGCACATATGGAAGAATTCGTTTTTAAGTAGCATGATGTTTCCTTTCGGTGGTTGATTGAAGCTCTACTGTAGCACAGCTTTAGCACAACGCAACAAATATTTTTAGAATTATTTTTGTAGATAGGCTTGACAAGACTTGAAGATGTTGGTAGAATTCGGTTCAGGGGTCAGGGGCAGCAGAGGGACAAGCGAGAGTTGACAAGCTCAAGTTTCAAAAACTCAGTTTCAATTTAAGTATAACTTAAGTTCTTATTGAAGTTTATCTTAGGTTCTTATTGTTAATTTTTTAATCAATCAAAGGAGTAAATTATGAATAGAGTTATCTGTAGTGAGTGCGAGACAGTAAAGCATTGTATGGAAAATGGTTGTATCCCAAAGGTTAAGCTTGAGGTACAGCAAGAGAAACCAGTGGTGTACTATCTAGGGTTACCGCAGTTTTCTGATTGGCATGGTAACCCGAAGTGGCCTGTTGCACATCTACAGTATGTCATAGGTCATCCAGCTTTAGGTAACTGTTACGATGTGAGAACATCTACTGTCCAAAAAGTGCTAGATAATGGTACAATCATCACTCGCAACACAATTTACAAACCAGTAGCACAGGAGCAAATGGGATCATGAGCACACCAGAAGTAACAACAGACGTTCCAGCAGTGGTAGTCTTCAATCTTTGTGATGAATATTTAGAGTCTTTGAACAAAGCTAAAGATCAAACTGTAAAGAATTTCTATATGTACTATAGAAAACAAACAGAGTTCTCTTTGCTTAAAATGAAGAGAGTGCCTGAGTATACGCATGAACAAGCTTTACAACGTGCGAAAAATACTGCAGCTTGGGAATTCACTACAGGTGGTCAATGTTATGATGTAGTAAAGATTAAAAACTTAGCTTTTCGTGATTTATCTGCTACAATGCAAGTTAACTACGAAGCTTGGGACATGATTCACAATCGATTCACTGCAGCTACACCGGAGAACAGACACTATGAAGACATTTAAGAAAACAGATGTTAAAAATGTTCGTCTATCTTGGCAAGAAGTCAAAAATGATGGTACAATCTCAACTCGTACTTACGCTTGTGATGATAAGAGTGCAAGCTGGCATCTGATGCAAATGCGTAAGAGTCCTACATTGAAGAATATTAAGATGGAGAAACTATGAGTTATACAGTTGCAGAAGAACGTATGCAGAATTACATTGATGAGCTAGAGCAAGAAAACCGTCTGTTGCGTGCTCGTAATGACAGGTTGGAAGCTGAATCGCAAAAGCTACGAGAAAATAGCTGCAGGTTTCCTTTGTGTCAAACTGAAGAGTATCAGCAAAACCTCGCAGAGCAGATCAAACGAGAGCTTTATACAGGTAGTCAACCTACACAAGAACAGATTGTTGCTGGTGCTAAAGCTTTGGGTAAGTGCAAAGCACAAATCTGTGAAATTGATGAAGGTGATCAATGGAAGTTCTACAGTGATGTACTCATTGAAGATGCTCGTGTAGTACTGACTGCAGCTTTAACTTGAAAGGATAATCATGATTGATAAAAGCAAAATAATCATCCGAAACGCAATTATTACACCAGATGGTACTTACTTGCGTAGCTATCACCGACATGACTATGTAGAACATCTGGATAGATTCACAGGTGAAACTTACATTGTAGATGGTGGTAACGATTACTTGCGCCGTAGCATTAATACAACACCTCCTGAATTTATAGATGTTTACCTAAGTGATCCATTTGATGTAGTACGTGAAGCTTTCGTATGGAAAAGCTATGGTAAAAACTATGAGCATCCACATGGAATTTATATTCCTTTGTGCGATATGACAACCGATCATATTCATGCTATACTTGAGACTCAGCCGCAGATCAAAGGTACTTACGTTGAGATGCTATTCAAGAAAGAACTATTGTACCGAACTAGTACTTTATCTTTAGGAGAAAACAATGCAGGATAATTTTGACGAAGCAATCTCAAAGTTAAATAGCATCACCATTCTTTTGTACGGTGGATACTATGAACCTAAGTCTGATCGTGATTTGGCTTTAGCTAGACGATTAGATGAGTTGTTGAAAGATGTTGAAGCTTCAAAAGAATGGTATAATATTTGTGGTAACTTAAAGGAGTATGTATGTCAGATGTAGAAAAGTTTTGGACTGCAGTAGCAGCTAAGTTCGGTGACAAACGCACATGGCATCAGTTGAATCCAATGGAGCAACAGATGGTGATCCAAGGTATTAACATGATTTTGCAGGTGGTGCAACATGAACGTACCTAAATTAATTTGGCAATCACCTAAATTTTTCTACTATGCTGGTTTATACTTGAAGATCGGCAACAAACGATATCGATTAATTAAAGTAGGAGTACGATGATGACAATTCCAGAAGGCTTTAAGCCACAGTTAGCAATTGAGCAAACAAAGGTTAAAACACAACCACCAAACCGTTATATGTCAGAAAAACTTGACGGTATTCGCTGCATTGTATTTGGTGGTGTAGCTTACTCACGTAGTCTTAAACCAATTCCAAATAAGTTTATTCAAGCTTACGTTAAGCACCATTGGGAGATGCTAGATGGTGTAGATGGTGAACTGATCGTTGGTGACAAGAATGCACCTGATGTATTCAACCAAAGTACTTCTGGAGTTATGCGTATTGAGGGTGAACCAGATTTTACATTTTGGGTGTTTGATCGTTGGCATCCTACAGCTACTTGGTTGGAGCGTTACGCACGTTTGGTTAATCTAGATCGTGATGACCGTCTACCATTGCGAGTAGAAGTATTGCAGCACTATTCAATATCATGTGATGAACAGCTTGATGAATTTGAAGCTGAAATGCTGGCTCAAGGTGCAGAAGGTGTTATGATTCGTGACACCGATGCTAAATATAAGTGCGGTCGCTCTGGTACTAAAACACCAGAACTACAAAAAGTAAAACGCTTTGTAGATAATGAGTTTCAAATCATTGGTTGGGAGCCTAAGTACACTAACACCAATGAAGCAAAGACTAATGAGCTAGGACGCACAGAGCGATCTACAGCTAAAGAAGGTATGGTAGCCTTGGATACAATGGGATCGTTGATTCTATGCACCTCTAAAGGCGATACATTCAGTTGTGGCAGTGGTATGACTGACGCTATTCGTGCAGACCTGTGGGAACGCAGGGAATCACTGATGGGTCAACTTGCAAAAGTTAAGTACTTTGATGTTGGAACAGGATATAATGTACCTCGCTTTCCGATTTACATTGCAATCAGACACAAGGATGATCTATGAAAAGAAATCAATTTTCAGATGTTACTTTTGAAGAAAGACTAGAATCTGCTTTAAAAAATTGCATCACCACAAAGACAGGTTGTTTAGAGTGGCAAGGTGCAAAAGCAGGTAGAGGTTTGTATCCAGTGATTAGAGATAGGAACTCAAAACCGGTACGAGTATCAAGAGTCATGTTGGAAAGATCAGGAATAAAAAGACCTACAGATAAACATGTAGCTTGTCATAAATGTGATAATCCCAATTGTGTTGAACCAACTCACTTATTTTGGGGAACTGTTCAAGAAAACGCAATTGACATGGTTAATAAGAATAGGCAGGGAATTATCACACCAGAGCATCGTCAGAAAATGAACGAAGCAAATAGAAAAAGAATGCTTGATCCTGTACATAGAGCGTACATAATGAAAGACTTAATACGTAATGAAAATGGTCGTTGGCAAAGAAAAGGAGAAACAAATGACAGAACGTAAATTAGCTACCATCAGGAAAATCTCAGAAGTAAGAGCCATTCCAGAAGCAGATAAAATCTGTGCGTATGGTGTCGATGGTTGGTTCGTAGTAGATACAGTGGATAAATACTCTGTGGGTGATTTAGTGGTGTTTCTGGAGGTGGATAGTTTTGTGCCAACAGAACTTGCACCGTTCCTATCCAAAGGTAAAGAACCTCGTGAATTTGAAGGTGTAAAAGGTGAACGACTACGTACAGTAAAACTACGTGGTCAAATCTCACAAGGTTTATTACTACCATTATCTGTAGTATTTGAACTACCACCTACTACGGATGTAGATATTCTTGGTGACGATGTAACAGAAGTCTTGGGTATTAAAAAATGGGAACGCCCAATGAACGCTCAACTCGCTGGTATGGCACGAGGTAATTTTCCTGCGCTAGTACCAAAGACTGATCAAGAGCGTATCCAAAACTTGACTCGATCTTTTGCAGAGTACCAGCTTGATACTTGGTCTATTACTGAAAAGCTTGATGGTTCATCTTGCACTTTCTATCTAGATGCTGAAGGAGAATTTCACGTATGCTCACGTAATCTTGATCTTAAAGAAGACGAAGCAAATTCATTCTGGAAAGTAGCACGTAAGTTTCAAATTGAAGATATCATGCGTAGGAACTTTATGCTTGGTATGGCGATTCAAGGTGAGATGATCGGTGAAGGTATCCAAGGTAATCAGTACAAAACACAGCTTGACTTCTACGTGTACGACATGTACAATACAGCTACAGGGCAATACATTTTGCCAGTGCAGCTTAAGGCAGCATGCGAGAAACTTGGGTTAAAACATGTACCTATCATTGGTGAAGTTGCTACGCTGGTTGGAGAAACTATTCAAAGTGTTCTTGCACAAGCTGAAGGTAAATCTATTCTAAACGGTAGTAATCGAGAAGGATTAGTATGGAAAAGTAATACAGTGCATGATCGCTCATGGAAAAGCATCAGCAACTCGTGGTTGCTCAAAAATGAATAAGGAGTGAAATGGCATTAGATGATAATTTAAAAAATTTACAATCAGTTTCATTGCTAGGAGGACTTTATGTTTTATATGAAAATGGACAAATTTACTGTCCACCTAGAGTTGTAAGATGTTCAAACGGTTTTAGAACTTTAAAAGAGAAGTTTTTAAAACACCGAACTGACTCCAATGGTTATAAGTATGTAATGTTATATGGAGTTGATACGCAAGAAATTCACAGGGTTCATAGATTATTGATGATCAATTTTAGATATCAAAAAGGCTGTGAAGAGTTAGTTGTTAACCATAAAGATTGTGTTAAATCTAATAATGAATTAGATAACTTAGAATGGTGTACAAGAAAAGAAAATGCTATTCATGCTCTTGAAAATAATCTACGTTCACTGAATTATGATTACAATACTTGTAGAGAAGCTGTTCTAATATTGCGAGAAAATGGTTGGAGTAATGCTAAGATAGGTAGAGCATTCGGTAAAACATCGGAATCTATAGGTGCTTTTATAAAAACAATGGGTCTGAAATCAAAGAAAGGTAGACACGGTGGCAAACTTTATTAAGCATACAAGTTGTGAAAAATGCGGAAGTTCAGATGCTAAAGCATTGTACGAAGATGGTTCATCCTATTGCTGGTCATGCCAAGCTGTAAAACCATCCGAAGAATTCAAGGAACAAAATTCCAAGAAGTCATCTAAAGTTAGAACATCAACAGCAAAGGAAGAAAAGAATATGGAAGTTAAACCAAGTGGTAAACCTGCTATGACACCGGATGAAAATACAGAGATTAAATTTGTAACTGGTGTTGCTGGTAAAGGTTTTCGTGGACTCAAGGATGAAACTACTAAACCTTTTGGTGTTCGCTATGCTTATGATAAAGATGGCGAAGTAGAAGAGCAATACTACCCAACTACACAAGAAGGTCAAATTGTAGGATATAAAATCCGTGAAGTACCAAAGAACTTTTACTCCAAAGGTAGAACAGGTGCTGACTGCGAGTTATTCATGCAGTTTAAGTTCAATCGTGGTGGTAAGTATATTCTAATCACTGAAGGTGAGCTTGATGCCTTGTCTGCTTATCAAATGCTGTCTGAATATAATAAAAGCAAAGGTAGTGATTTTGAGACTGCAGTTGTATCCCCAACTACAGGTGCTCAATCGCACAAGCAAATTGCTGCTCAGTACAAGTTCTTTGATACATTTGATCAGATCATTGTTTGCTACGACAACGACAAGGCAGGTAAAGAGGCCACAGAGAAGCTTTTGACAGTGCTCCCTAAGGGTAAGGTCAAGATCATGAATATGCGCTTTAAAGACCCTAATGAGTACCTTGAGAAGGATGAGGCTCGTGCGTTTGTGAGTGACTTCTACAATGCTAAATCATATGTGCCTGTAGGTATTGTAGGTAGTGGTGAAATCTCTGATTCTATGCGAGAAGAGTTTATGACACCTAAGATTCCTTTACCACCCTTTATGCATAAGCTTCAAGATATGATGGCAGGTGGTATTCCACTTGGACGCATTGTTAACTTAGCAAGTGCAAGCGGTACTGGTAAAAGTACAATCGTAGATGAAATTGTTTATTACATGCTGTTTAATTCACCGCATAAAGTCGGTATTGTTACTCTGGAAAGTACCACTGGACAGTACGGTAATAAGTTACTGTCTCGACATATCGGTGTTAAGCTTGAACTGAAAAGCAACCAAGAAGCTTTGGATATTCTAGCCTCAGATAAAACAAAGGAAAAAGAAAAAGAACTCTTCTGGACAGATACAGGTGAGCATCGTTTTTATCTGATTGATGATCGTGATGGTGGTGTTGACAATGTAAAAGATGCTATTGAGAATCTTGTAATTAGCTGCGGTTGTAAAGTAATTGTTCTTGATCCAACTCATGACGTTATCGGAACACTACCAAACGAAGAGCAAGAGTCTTTTTATGGCTGGCAAAAAGGTATGGTTAAATCCCATAATTGCACCTTCTACAATGTAATGCATACTCGAAAGACACCAAGTGGTCAAAAATCAGGTAGTGCTGGTGCTGATTTACATGAAGAAGATATTCAAGGTGCTTCTAGTGCTTATAAGAGTGCAGCTTGCAATTTGATGTTTTCCCGTAACAAAGAATCAGAAGACCCGATTGAAAGAAACACAACAACAATGAAGGCTACCAAAATTCGTTGGACAGGTAAGACGGGTGTTGCTGGTAAATATTACTATGATAATGAAAGTCATACTATGTACGATTTGGACGATTGGTTAAACGAAAACAATTAAGTGAGGTTAATATGATTTTTGGAATTGGAATAAACGACATGAGTTCTTCGAATGAGTCGTATGCTGTATGGCACGGTATGTTACGCAGATGTTATAGTTCGCTTTACCAAAAAGTTAAGCCAACTTACATAGGTTGTAGAGTATCAAACGAATGGTTAGTTCATTCCAATTTTAATTCTTGGTTTAAAGATAACCATGTTCAAGGTTGGCAACTTGACAAAGATTTATTATCTGGTGAATTAAAGATTTATTCTAAAGAAACCTGTTGCTTTCTACCACCTGTTCTTAATTCGCTAATTATTGTTAAGAAAAAGAATAATGACTTACCACAAGGTGTATACTACAAAATTACTCATGGAAAGTATGTAGCACAATTGTCCTTTAATGATCAAGGAGTTCGGGAATCCGGTCACTTGTGTATTAGTTCTGACATTGATTATTGTTTTAAAGTTTATAAAGAATCTAAAGAAAGTAAAATTAAAGAATTTGCTACGAAATACAAAGATCAGTTGAAACCTAAAGTTTTCAATGCGCTTTTAAATTTTAAAATAACACCGTAATTGCTTGACGTAGACCTAGAGTTGTGATAGACTCTAGGTTTTCTTTATTGGAGAAGTACAAATGGATTTGACCAAAGACTGGATTTATGACATTGAAACGTATAAGTCAGCCTTTACGTTTGCTATTATTCGTGCGGATGGTAAACATGCGCGGGTATTTGAGGTTTCTAAACGTGTAAATTTTCTTGAGAGCATCTATGCATGTATTGATTACATTGAATCAACTGAAGGTCGTTTAGTGGGTTTTAACAACGTAGGATTCGACTACCCAATCTTGCATGAAGTTCTTACAACTCGCAGTCGTTGGTTAGCCAAATCAGGTAAACAGGTTGCTATTGATGTACACAAGCTTGCACAAAAGCAGATTGATTCCTTCAAGGATAACGGTTTTGGTAATAGCATCAAGACCGATGAACAAGTAGTACCTCAAGTTGATCTGTATCGCATTCATCACTTCAATAACAAAGCACGAGCTACTGGTTTGAAGATGCTGGAATTTAACATGCGTATGGATAACATCGAAGACCTACCATATGCTGTAGATGCAGAGCTAACTGATGCTGAGATTGATAAACTCAAAACGTACAACATGCATGATGTGCGCTGTACTCTTGCGTTTTATCTGAAGTCCATTGCACAGATTGAATTCAGGGATAACCTGAGTATCAAACTTGGTCGTGATTTTACCAATGCTGATGACACTAAGATTGGTGCAGAATTCTTTCAGATGAAGCTTGAGGAATCAGGTGTAAAGTTGCATAAGTTCAAAGACGGTAAGAAAGTCATGATGCAAACCAAGAGAGACAAGATCGCTATTAAAGACTGTCTGTTTGGTTACTACAAGTTTGATCGTCCAGAGTTTCAAGCAGTTTACGATTGGTTTTCTAGGCAAGTTATCACTGAGACTAAAGGTGTGTTTTCAGATATTGAAGAGCACAATCTTGGTGAAGTAGCTAAGTATGCAAACCTTACTTTAAAGCGCAAGAAGTTCAAAGGTACTCCAACGCAGAGAGATACTGATGAATTCAAGAACGAACACCCAATGGGTTGGATTGAAGTTGAAGAGCTTAAGGCTACTGAATATCTGTTCGATGCTAATGGTGAGCACGTTATGGAATATCCGCTGGATGCCGATGGTTGTCCAGACCTCAGTAAGAAGCGCAAGAAGGTCCGTGTGCCTAAGAAATCGTATTGGGGATGCTACCGTATTGCTGAAACTCTAAACGTCCTTGTAGACGGTTATAGGATCGACTTTGGAGTAGGTGGTGTACATGCCTCTCTATCTGAAAAAGTAGCTAGTGCAGGTAAGCTGTACATGCTGCGAGATGCTGACGTAAGTTCTATGTATCCTAACATTGCGATTTCAAATAAGATTTATCCTGAGCATCTTGGTGAAGAGTTCTGTGTGATCTATCAAGACATGTACGAACAGCGTAAATCATATGCAAAGAATACACCAGAAAATGCTATGCTTAAACTTGCACTCAATGGCACATACGGTAAGAGCAATGATAAATACTCCGTGTTCTATGATCCCAAGTTTACAATGTCAATTACCATCAACGGTCAATTGTCTTTGCTTATGCTTGCTGATCGGTTACTACAGATTCCAAAGCTTAAGTTAGTGCAGCTAAATACAGACGGTTTGACTGTAGCTATGACACGAGATACGGAAGAGCAATACAATGCGATCTGTGCTCAATGGCAAAAGGATGTAAAGCTTGATTTAGAGTTTGTGGATTATCAGAACATGTATATTCGTGACGTTAATAACTACGTTGCTGTTTACACAAATGGTAAGGTTAAGCGCAAAGGTGCTTATCAGTACGAAGATTTAGGTTGGCATCAAAACCAAGGTGGTCTAGTGATTCCAATGGCTGCAGAAGCCGCTATGCTGCATGGTAAGGATGTGCGAGAGTTCATTCAAGATAGACTTGATCAAGGTCATATCTTTGATTTCATGCTACGTACAAAAGTCCCTCGTAGTTCCAAACTTGTGCTAGAATTCGAAGATGGTCGCATAGAGCAACAGCAAAACATCTGCAGGTACTATCCTTGTAAGACAGGTGGTAAGCTGATGAAGTTGATGCCAGCACTACCAGATAGCGAAGACAACAGCGATAGAAGAATGGGCATTGATACATCTTGGAATGTAAAAACCTGCAACAACATCGCTGATTTCGGTTATGATGTAGACTTGGATTACTATGTAAGTGAAGCTGAGAAGCTTGTTATCAGAAAGGATTGAAATGGATATCATCAAACGATTGAGGAATAGTTTACAACCACAAGGGACTGCTCCTGTGGTAAGATTGCACCTAGCAGGTTATGGTATGTTCGACAGTAATTTCGTTTCAGCTTGCATTGATGATCTTGAAAAAATTGCACTACGAGCAGAATTAGGTGAACTTCCATCTAATCTAGAAAAGTTAGCGTATCAATTACTGCTAGATTCTGCACACATTGATCTGCAGTATGAACGTGAACGCGAACAATGGTTGAAGGAGAATACATGAGTTACATTTATAAATACAACAAAGAACATAGTACTTTGGAACAGTATAAAGATGGTATGCTAAGGGCTTGTATGCCGATGCCTAAATCCGATCTAAATAAGTTGGCACAATTGAACATCAAAGAAAATATTTTGCGAAGTATTGACTTGGAAGTGAAATCTGATGTATAATTGAGATATCAAACGGCTATAGTATAATGGACAATGCAACAGGTTTCTACCCTGTGAATGGTGGTTCGATTCCATCTAGCCGTACCAAATAAGGAGTAATATGAAAAATCTACTGATTGGTTCTCGTGCATTGGAATACTGGAGTCCTGACTTCAAGTGCAAACCTGATGCTGATTGGGACATTATTAGCTTGCGTGAAATTGTTGATGATACCAAACGCATTGAATGGCATTCTTTTAATGCACTAGGTAGCTCTGATCTTCAGCGTTATGCATCCGATGAATACATTGATATTGCAGGTCAACGTGTGCATATCGTTACTCCAATTGGACTAGCGATTATCAAACGTAGTCATCTGTGGCGTGATCTAAGCTTTCAAAAGCACATTACGCACTATCATAAGTATCTTGCAAAGTATCGTGCAGGGTTTACAGAAGTTGACGAACTTATTCTTGAGAACAGGACAAAGCTAACTATGGCAGCTTACCCACAAGGTCATCCAAGCTTGAAAAAGTCAGTTAAAGACTTCTTTGATGACTATGTAGAGAAGAAATACAATCATGATTATTTGCATGAACTTGTTGCGTATCACGATAAACCGTTGTATACTCAGCTTCAACGCAATCCAAGTAGTGCATGGTGTGACAAAGATTTGTGGGATAAGTTATCAACTGATGATAAAATGAAGTGCGTAGCTGAGGAAGCACAAGTAATTGCAATTGAGCGTTTTCTAGTACCAAGTAACTGGAACTATGCACCAAGACATGCTTATCTTAAAGCACTTGATAAAGTATGTACTACATTGTGCAGTGGTTGGTTTAGAGATTTTGCGATAGATAATTATCCTGAAATCTTCAATTTGTGTGATACAATAAAATTTGACAACATCAGAAAGGAACTAGAACATGGCACGAACTAAAGCTGTAGTAGAACTGACAGTAGAGCAGCAGATTGCTCAGATCGAAAAAGAAGCTGCAGAAAAGATTAAGCAACTTCAAAATGCATTACCTTGGAATAAACGCTTCAAGAATGCGTTTGAGAAGTATCTTAAATTAAGCGGTAGTAAGCTTGATATTAATAGTTACATGCGTGGTCGTGAACCAGAAAGTCACGTTGTAGATAAAATCAACGATTGCTTGCGTGAAGTTAATCTAAGTGTTAAATACAATTCATCTACCTTCGATAGCTCTCTTTACAATGAAAGTGTATTTGATATTGAGAGTTACAACTTGACTGAGTACCCTGTATATACAATCTTTGAAGTCCTTGAAGGTAAAGAAATTGTTGGTTACGTTCAGATCAATTGCCAATATTCATCGTATAATGGTAACGAGTATAGTAACTTCTATTTTGTAAAGCCAAAACAAGTAACTGGTACTGTGTTTAATGCTTATAACCCTTGAAAGGAAATAATATGTTAAAAGATAAAGTTGTAGCTTTGCTTGCTGAAGCTGAAAATAGTGTACTCAGTGACTTCTTCAATTGTGAATTTCAAGTTAAAGCTTGGGATTGGGATTCAGAAGAAATCACAGAATTTCGTAATGTACTTTTAAATGCAGGTATTGCTTTTGAAGAAGTAGATCGTTACGGTGGTGAAGATCAAGGTTCTGATTACTGGTCTGTATATTCATTTACAGACGGTATGGAAGTTGTGTTCATTCAATTCCAAGGTTGGTATGCTTCTTATGAGGGTTCTACTTATCAAGAATTCTATGAGGTACAACCTGTAGAGAAAACCATCACTGTGTTTGAAAAGAAATAAAGGAGTAGATATGACGCTTAAAGAAACTTTAGCAAGTATAATTGATAAGTTATCCGATCATGATAAAGAATGCATGATGGATGGTTGTTTCATGTATGGTGATAAAATACAAGAGTTTTTTGATGCTGCATTGATTAATATAAAACAAGTAGATAGTTATGGTGGTGAAGACATGTGTTCAGAATACTGGGCTGTGTATTCATTCGGCAAAGACAATGAAAAAGTCTTTGTTAAATTCTACGGTTGGTATGCAAGTCATGTCGGTTCAGAATACAGAGGATATGTTTTTGTAGAACCAAAAGAGAAAACAATTACTGTTTACGAATAAGAACAAGCGACAGTAGCTCAGTGGTTAGAGCAGGGTTCTCATAAAGCCTTGGTCGGGAGTTCAATTCTCTCCTGTCGCACCAAAATAAAGTCAATAAACTATTGACACAGCATCTGCAATTTGCTATAATTGCACTTCGGTTACTACTTCCGTTACAAGTAGAGTCTTTTATTAATAGTCGAAAGGAAATATTATGCAAAAACTAACAGGTATGCTTCTCTATGTGTCACTAAACAAGCCTCAAAAAGCTTATGTTAAACCGGGAGAGCCAACAAAGCCAGATGAATGGAAAGCTTCTGTAGCAATTACAGATGAAGATGTTCTAGATGAGTACGAAGAGTTTGCTAAAAAGGTTGATGCCAAGACTTCAATCAAGAAAGTCAAGACTGCTGAGTTTGAAGGCATCTATAGAGTAGCACCTCCACAAGATGCAGGTAAGAACATTTGGGTTGTAACTTTGCGCAAGAGCACAGAGCTAGGTAAAACTGGTAAACCTGTTCCTGATTTGTACAAGCCGAAAGTCTTTGAGAAAGTCGGTAAAGCACTAGTTGATGTTACCAACAGCAAACTACCTGCAAATGGTTCTTACGGTTCAATCAGTATTGATAAGTTTGAACGCACCAATGGTACAACTTCTTTCTATCTCAAGAACGTTCTAGTCACTGACATGATTGAATATGTGCAAGAAGAAGGTTCAGGATATGAAGCTGGTAGTGAATTTGATGATGAAGCAGAAGTTGCAGAAGCTCCAAAAACTAAACCTGCAGCAAAAGCTGAAGCTAAACCAAAAGCTCGTGCTAAGGTTGAATCCACTCCTGAAGATGATGACGAAATTCCGTTCTAATCATGAAGTTAAAAACCAGAAATTCTGATTTATCTATTGAAAGAATTTCCAATGGTTATATCCTTACTCTAACGGGTAGGGATAACCAAGGAACTTACTTAACAGATAAAATTTTCGTACCAGAACTAGCACAAGTAAACTATGCTGTTTCTGATTATTTTGATTTACCGGAGGATAACTAATGACAAAACAAACTCGTGATATCATCACCATCATCTCTTTACTAGTGTTTGCTGCACTACTTCTTGTGTTTGGACCACTTGCAATTATTTGGTCGCTTAATACACTGTTCCCACTTCTAGCGATCCCTTATGGTTTCTTGCAGTGGCTTGCTGTAGTTGTAATGAACGCTACCATCTTTGGTAAAACAGCTTTAACTTTTAAAAGGGATTAATATGAATCAAAAAGAAGCAATCGCAAAACTAGTTCGTATTTATACTCAAGAGCAGTCACTGGCTGAAGAAGCTAAAGATATTAAAGATGAAGCTAAAGAATCAGGTCTTGATCCATCAATTGTTAGTGCAGTAGCAAAAGCAATCGTTAAAAACAAGGTTGATGAATTAAAAGCTAAATCAGATGAAATTCTGAAAGCAATTGACATTAGCCGAAGCTAATATTTTACCCCGAGGCTAATACCCTTGGGGTTTTTCTTTAAGGAGAGCCATGAGTAAAAGATTACTTATAGTGGATGGCGATTTGGTAGCGTACAGACATGCTGCCGCTGCTGAGACTCGCACAATCATAGCAAAGCATTTAAAAAGCAGTAGAGAAAAAGAGTTTAAGACTAGGACTGAACTTAAGAAGTTTCTAACTGAAAAGAATATAGAATTCAAAGCAGAAGACTATGAAATTACAGATCATCAACATCCTGTGGATATTTCATTTGCTATTAGCACTGTAAATGCAAGTATTGAAAAACTTTTAGAAAATACTTGGTGTGATGAATTAGAGATTTATATTGGTAGTGGTAAAACATTCAGGCATTCTTTACCTTTACCTTCACCATATAAAGATAACAGAGAAGACATGATTAAACCCGTGCATCTTACTGCAGTTAGAAACCATCTAAAGCGCAAGTACAAAGCCAAGGTTGTTGAAAACGGTATGGAAGTAGATGATGTGGTCACCATACGTGCTTATGAATGCCTTCAAAACGATCAGGAAGCCGTGTTAGCAAGCGTAGATAAGGATAGCTACCAGTGTCAAGGTGTATCGTTGTATAACTGGCTTGCAGAGGAACCTAAGATCGAACTAATTCCTGATATTGGTCATTTGCGTAAAGTAAAGAGTGCTATCAAAGGTGATGGGCTTATGTTCTTAGCTTTGCAAGTACTGGCTGGAGATACTGCAGATACTTATAAAGGTTACGAGCTATCCAAAATAAGTTATGGTCCAGCTAAAGCAATGAAAGCTTTACAGGATTGTAAGACTGAGCAAGAAATTATTAGAGTGCTAATATCTGAGTTCAAGCGCCTGTATCCTGAACCTTTTGAATACACAGATTGTCATGGTGTATTTCATGAAGAAGTAGATTGGTTTGATATGTTAACGCTTTACTGGACTTGTGCTTACATGAAACGCAGTTGGGATGATGTTAGTAGCTTTATGCAATTCGCAATGGAAAGAGGGGTTAATCCTTATGAGTGAAGAATCTTTAATTTATCGCTTGAGAAAACGCGCTGAAATTCGCAGAGGTATTCAGAGTAGAAAATCAGTACAAGAAGGTAAACCTGATCGTATTGCTGATTTACTTGAAGAAGCCGCTGATGAAATCTATAGGTTAGAATCAGTAATCAGTGAAATGGATGATATCATTGACCGATTAGAACGAAGGTTAAATACAAATGACGATTGACCTATACAATACAGCAGATGTAAAGAAAGTACGTGAGCATCTAATCAAAGAACAAAATGGATTGTGTGCAATTACAGGGATACCTACTGCTAGTAATAATTTTGCACTAGATCATAAGCATGATGATGAACAGTTAGTTCGTGGTGCTGCTCATAAGCAAGCTAACGCTGCATTGGGCAAGCTGGAGAACTTAGCGGTAAGATACTTGTATTGGTATCCAGAAGGTTTACCGCAGTTTCTAAGAATGTGTGCTGATTACATCGAAAGAGAACCTGATCGAAGATGGCGACATCCCGGTTGGATTAAGAAAGCTGGAACTTCTTTTAATAAGCTAAAGGAAGCACAAAAAGATAAGGTGCTGTTAGCTTTAGGTCAAACTGCAGGTAACAATGCTACTGAACGCAAGAAGTTATTTCAAAAGATCATATTGACACGGGAGTTCACTTATGATACAATCCGAGATATTACTAACAAAGCAAAGGAATAAAATGAAAATTAAGATTCTAAAATGCACCAACAGTTCTCTTTGGTATAATAAGCACATTGGTGAAGAGTTTGAAGTAAGATTTGTTGACGATAAATCCTACTGGACAAGAGAGCGAGATGGAGTATTCAATGCATTAAATTGGATATATAAACATGATGCAACAGTAACGGAAGGAAATGTAGAATGAAGCATTCGATTGATATCGTAGAGAAAGTAGTAAGAATGACGGGTGCTGGAATGAGCAGTCGGTACGTTGCAGAAGAACTTGGTATTAGCAAAACAAGTGTTAATGATATTTGGAATCGTTGGATTGCTGATCCTAAACCTTTCTATGATCCAGATGAAGTAGCTTTCAAGAAAGTAGAAGGACCAAAGATTTTAGTATTCGATACTGAAACAGCAGCAGCTACTGCTCTTACCTTTGGTCGATTCAAAGTTAACTTATCACAGGATAATATCTTAGATAATGGTGGATGGATTTTGTGTGCTTGCTGGCGCTGGTTGGGTAGTAATGTTACAGAAAGCATTCACCTTACACAAGAAGAAGTATTAAACAAAGATGATTCCAGAATTGTTGCAAAGTTGTTTGAACTATATGAACAAGCGGATGCTGTACTAGCACACAACTCCCAAGGCTTTGATCATAAGGTTGTACAGACAAGGGCAATCTACAATGGTTTTTCTCCATTACCGCAAGTTAAAGTGCTGGATACCTTACAATTAGTAAAGAAGTACTTGAAGCTACCAAGTAATCGCTTGGATGCAATTGGTGAATTCTTCGGTCTAGGTCGCAAGATCAGCACTGGTGGTATTTCACTCTGGCGTAAAGTTCAAGAAGGTGATGAAGAAGCGATGGAACAGATGGTAGAATACTGCTTACAAGATGTTGACTTACTGTATGAAGTTTACTTGCGTACTCGACAACTAGGTCGTGCAGGTTCTGACTTTAATGCAGCGTTGTATCATGATGATGATCTTGTGCGTTGTCGTGTATGTGGTAGTTCAGATGTTGAAGTTACAGGTCGTACAATCGAAACATCTTTGAATGTCTTTGATGAAGTTCGTTGTAATGAGTGCGGTGCTGTTCATCGTCATCGTGAATCGAAAACATCAAAACAAAAGCGTAAAAATTTGTTGATGTAACAAAACTGTGCTATACTAGCACTTGACAATTCGAGTTCAACCCCGGTTAACAGCCGGGGATTTTTTTCTTAGTAAAGGAGTTCTATGTTTCAACCTTGGGTAAAATGGTGTATTAATAACAACATGAAGTTTCTGGTGTATCTAGTATGGTTAATTGTTCTACCAGCATTCCTACTGGCGTATACAGAAAATGCAGTAGATGATGCAATGCATGAATTGAATAGTATTAAAAACGCAAAGAAAGGTAACCTATGATTTACGATTATGACATTTCCGATTTTCAAGATGACTGCTATGCTTTTAATGAAATTGCAGGTAAAAATACTCTAACATCTTTAAAAGATATTGAGTTTCAGTACAATTTAATTCTAGAGGAAACTAAAGAGATTAAAGAAAAAGGTATTAACTGCAACAATGCTAAAGAAGTAGTTGACGGTGTAGTGGATGTAATGGTAACAGCATTAGGTCTTGTGCAAAAACTAGAGCATCTTGGTGTGGATATGAATAAAGCTATGCGAGATACTGCTTATAATAACTTAACCAAGTATCCTTCTGATGAACGTACTGCTATTGAAACTGCAGTTAAATACGAACAAGAAGGTGTGCAAGTAAACGTTGAGTACAATAGTGAATGCGAACTATTTGTAATCAAGAATATGAAAGACAAGATTATGAAACCTGTTGGATTCGAAAGTAATGATCTTAGCAATTGCATCCCTGAAGATTTACTACTGAATGGTTTTAAGGAGGAGTGAATATGAGTTTAAATAATATTACAATTGATGGTAAAGAATATACACCTGTTGAAGATGATCGCTTAAGTTCCAACGGTTGTTCAGATTGTGCTTTTCGTAATAATGATTATCTTTGTGAGAAAGCCAATGAAATAATTAGGTGCTCTCATAGTGCTGTGCATTTTGTACCAGCATCAACAGTAGATTTACGATCAGCTACTCAACAAATGAAAGATTGGCAACCTACCAACGCTATTAAACCAATTGATAGTCAACCAGTAGGTACTAAGTATGATCAGGACAAGTTGCAATACAGCTTGATCCCTTCTCATGCTCTAGAACAAATTGCTAAGAATCTTACAGTTGGTCTTAAGAAGTACAAAGAACGAGATAACTGGAAGAAGGTGCATGGTGCAGAACAGCGATATCTAGATGCTCTTTATAGGCACTTAGAAGCCCATAGAAGAGGCGAACTGTATGACACAGATAGTAGCGTACCAGATATGCTCCACATGGCTGCTGTAGCCGTTAACGCAATGTTCTTGCTGGAATTTATGCTTGACCCTAAACTCAAAAAAGGATAACAAATGATTTTATTGCAAATAATTAGTGTATTAGTCCTAATATTTATTATTATCATAATGTACGCTGTTGCTATTAAATTAGTAAACGAACATCGTGAACTTCATAGTATAAAAGAAGACACCGATTATCAAGATAACCTTGATTTAACCAATAAGCAGTGATATAATAGGACTCTCGTTTATTCTGAAAGGCAGTAACAATGAATAAAAACACAACTCGACCCAATGCAATTGTAGCATTATCTATTATTTCTGAATCAGAGATCGTAAAAGTAATGCCCAATTACAGCAGTGAATTTGAATACAGGGATGAAGAATTTAAAGATTTCCTTTATTCTCTAGGAATGAACGTAGATCGACCATACCAACGACAAGATGGTTTACAGCATAGAAATCGTTTTAACGAAATCGTTGTATGCAGTCGTTGGGTTGGTGAAGAACGGTTAGATAGTGCTTGGATCAAAAGTGGATACGCAAGTAGACCCGCAATTGACAAAGCCAGCGGAAGTAAATTAACAGAAGACATTTATCGTGCTAGATACGAAACAGAAGATGCTCAGGCATTGCTGGAATCTAGAGATAAATATGCGACAATAACAGAGGAAGAATAAATGCAAATTAAGAAAGATTACACCCGAGATTCATTGTTCGATGAACTTGGTTTGAAACGATTAAAAGAATCGTACATGCGAGAGGATGAACAATCACCTCAAGATAGATTCGCCTTTGTATCAGAATCTTTCGCTACAGATGAAGCACACGCTCAACGTCTATATGACTATGCTTCAAAACATTGGTTATCGTACTCAACACCAATTCTATCTTTTGGTAGAAATAAGCGTGGTTTACCAATTAGCTGTTATCTGAATTTCTTAGATGATACATCTGAAGGTTTGGTTAACAACTTATCTGAAACCAATTGGTTATCTATGATGGGTGGCGGCGTGGGAGTACACGTAGGTATTCGTGGTTGCGATGATAAATCTGCAGGTGTGATGCCGCACTTAAAAGTATATGATGCATCTAGCTTGGCTTATAAGCAGGGTACAACTCGTAGAGGTTCATACGCTGCTTATTTGGATATTAGTCATCCAGATATTACTCAGTTCTTAGAAATGCGTAAACCAACTGGTGATCAAAACATGCGTGCATTGAATTTGAATCACGGTGTAAACATCAGTGATAAGTTCATGCAAATTATTGAACGCTGCATGATTGATCCTAATGCAGACGATTCTTGGGAACTTATACAACCACATAGCGGTAAAGTAACTGAAGTTGTTTCTGCTAAAGCACTATGGATGAAGCTACTTGAATTGCGTATGCAAACTGGTGAACCTTACTTGTGGTTTATTGATCGTGCAAACGAGGGATTACCAGAGTATCAAAAGAAACTAGGATTGAAGAATCGCGGTTCAAATTTGTGCAGTGAAATTTCACTAGCTACATCAGCAGAGCGTACTGCAGTTTGTTGCTTAAGTTCATTAAACTTAGAATACTTCGATACTTGGAAAACTGATGAACAGTTCATCCCCGATGTACTAGAAATGCTTGACAATGTTATTGAGTACTTTATTCAAAATGCTCCTGATGAAATTGTAAGAGCTAGATTCAGTGCAATGCAAGAGCGAAGTGTAGGTGTTGGTGCTTTAGGATACCATGCTTATTTACAAAAGAACAATATTGTATTTGAAGGTGTAGTGGCTAAAAGTACAAACATGCGTATGTTTAAACACATCAGAACACAACTAAATGCTGCAAATGAAAAACTAGCTCTAGTACGTGGTCCGTGTCCAGATGCTGCTACTATGGGTGTAATGAAGCGTTGTAGTCATGTCATGGCTGTAGCACCTAATGCATCAAGTTCCATCATCATGGGTAATACATCACCGAGCATTGAACCTTATTCAGCGAATGCATATCGTCAAGATACAACTTCTGGTGCATTCTTAAATAAGAACAGATTCTTAGATAAGCTTATTAAAGAGGAAGCGTTGAAACACGAAGAATCTTGGTATGATGATACATGGGCAAGTATTATTGCAGATGATGGTTCTGTGCAAAATCTTGAATGGATGGATCAGTACACCAAAGATGTATTCAAAACTGCTGCTGAAATTGATCAGCGTTGGATTATTGAACAGACTTCCGATAGACAACAGTTTGTAGATCAAGCGATTAGTACAAATTTATTCTTTAGACCGGATGTAAGTGTAAAGTATTTACATGCAGTTCACTTTCAAGCTTGGAAGCAAGGATTGAAATCTTTGTATTATGTTCGTAGTTCTAAACTACGTAAAGCGGATAAAGTTGGTCAGAAGGTTGAACGCAAACGAATTGAGGATGAAATTGATATTTCAGCATTAGTTAACAACGAAACTTGTTTAGCTTGTGAAGGCTGATATATAATAGGGGGCTGCTTCG